ATCCCATACCTTGTGGACTTGGAGCAATACTTACAGGATCTTTAATCGTCACCATATGGTCTGTAATTGATATCACTTTGGCAACAAGTTCTTCACCACTATTCATCTTAAATGTATAAATTTCATCTAATTCTATATTCACATTAACCTCTGTTTAAGTTGTTCAAATCCACCTACATACTCATCATTCAAAAATATAATAGGCACAGTTCTTGCAGTTGGTACTACTTCTAATAAATCTTCTTTTGTCCATCCATCACCAATTTTACGTTCTTCAAATTCAATACCTTTTTGCTGCAGTAGTGATTTTGCTTGATCACAAAATTGACAATGATACTTACTCCATACAATTGCTTTCATTATTTTTCCTGTTATTATATTTGTATTATAAACTTGGCAGTAATTCTTTTTCCACAGTATCACTCATTACGCCAATAACATAACTTGTGCTTTCTGTTTCTTGTAAAGCTGCCTGTTTCTTGTTTACATTTAAATGCTTGTTAAACCATGGAATAGGATTGCTCTTAGGATGACTGCCCTGATATTTAATGCCAATATCTTTTAGCTTAGAAAAAGCTGTATAATCGACAAAATCTTTTAATATATCAGCATTCAAACCAATCACAGGACCTTTCTTGAACAAATAATCTGCCCATAGTTTTTCTTCACGTATAACATCTTCAAACATACTATACACTTCATTTTCACACTCAACCTTAGCACGTGCAAATCTTGGATCTTCTTTGACAACTTGATTAATCATCCATGCTGTCCATTCAGTATGTAATAATTCATCTTGTAAGATCAAACTAATAATGTTTCCATTACCAATAAAGATCTTGTTTTCTACCATAGCTAAACTTGTAGCAAACGAAACCATAAACCTAAATGCTTCTAATGCATAACTTGCATTAAGTGCTAGCCAAATTGCTTTAATGTGTGTTGGTTCCAACACACATTCTTTAGTAGGGTCTGCAGTTTCTTTGAGGCAGTTCAGCCTATGAAGGTTATCGTAATATTTGCCAACACTACTAGCCATGTCAATGATTTCTTGTGTATCATGAATAGTATTGAATACTTCTTTTGGTACACCATATATATTACGAATAATATGACTGTAGCTCTTACTATGGATATTAGTTTCAAAGAATGACCAATTGTTTACTAATGCTTCTAGTTCAGGTATGCTTACTACAGGAGTAAACACTTGTGACGGTGCACGTCCTTGTATACTATCCAATGCAGTCTGCCTTAATAAATTACTTGTAAAGATGTGTTTAATAGCTTCGCTAGCATCTTTCATATCCATCTTATCTTTGGTAAGAGTAACTTCTTCAGGTACCCAAAAGAATCCACGTGCGGTTTCTTCAAACTTAGCAATTTTTGGATACTTGACTTCTTCAAATCGTTGTACAGTAATTTCACCATCCAAAAACATATGACGATTTAAATAATCAACTTTTGTTTTTAAATTATATTGTTCTTTGCTCATTTTGTATAATCCTCTGTCTGTGTAATTCTCATAACGTTTAATTTTGGTGCGATACCTAAACCATTGTTATGATCATAGTTTAATATAACTTCAACACCATATTGACCATGTAATTTAGCTATTAAACTGTTAATATCATCAATTTCTGATTTTAAAGAAAGTACTAATGCTTCTACTGCTGCTTCTTTCATAATATACATGCCTCACAATTCTCTTCTAATGTTTCTTCTTCAATAGGTGGCGTAAACGGTATAACATTGTCATCTTTTAATGCTGCCTTTGCTCCCATTTTATTAATCAATGAATAATAGTATGTTTTCAATCCCCAATGTATGCCCAACATAAGATTTTTGGTAATAGTTGTAGCGGGTACTTTACCACCACTATAGTGTGCAGGATTATAAAAAGTATTGGTACTAATACTTTGATCAATATATGCTGCTAATACCGCAGCAGTTTTTAAGTAATCTAAACAATCAGTTTGTTCCCACATCAGTTGATACCGACCTTTCAATCGTTTGTACTCAGGAACAACCTGAACGAAACTACCTGCTTTACTTTCTTTTACACTAATTAATTCCATAGGCATTTCAATACCATTGGTACTATTAAGAACAACACTACTACTTTCAACAGGAGCAATCGCCATTAAAGTTGCATTACGAATACCATATTGTTTCATTTTTGAACGTAATGGTTCCCAATCAATACTTGGGGTAAAATCTGTTAATTCATTAACGCCATCTGCTCTACGCTCCCATGGAAACACACCTTTACCATAATATGTATATTCGCTACGACCACAAGAACCACGCTCTTGTGCTAATTCAACGCTCATTTCTGTCAAATAAAATGCTTGATGTTCCATCCAACGTTTTACATCAGCAAGTGCTTCAGGTGAACCATAACGGTAATTTCTACGTGCATGCCAATAAGCTAAGTTAGTGACACCAACACCCAATGGTTCGAAATCGCTATTCGCTAGTGCGCTTTGTACGCTGAGAAAGTCTTGATAACTAAGTAAGTTACTCAAACTACGAACAAGTACACGGCATGCTTTACGCATTTCCTGTGGGTTACGGAACGACCCCCAATTTACACTACCTAACGTACATAATGCAATTCTACCATTAGCATCTTCTATTCGTTGAAATGGACGAGTTGGAAGTAATATTTCTTGACATAAATTGCTTTGGTAAATTGGATCTTTTTTGGTATCAAAAGGACCTTGGTTAATAACGTTATCAATGTTGACAAGATATATTCTACCTGTGTCTGTACGTTCTTTTAATATACCATTCTTAAAAATTTCATCTGCAGAAATTACTTTTTTCTTTTTGGTTTTGTCTTGTTCATACTTTACATATAATTTTTCAAATTCTTTTGAATCACGATAAAATGCTTCATATAAATCAGGCACTTCATGTGGATCAAATAGTGTAATATTTTCTCCATTACGATATCTACGCCAAAACAGTTTACTAATAACAATACTATAGTCCATTTGTCGCACACGTGTTTCTTCAGTGCCTTGATTATTTTTTAGTACAATAAAGTCTTCAAATTGAGCATGCCATATAGGTAATGTTACAGTACAGCTTGCATTGCGTATACCACCTTGGCTACAACTACGCAAATCACTAAACCATTTTTTAAGAAATGGTACTAACCCTGTGTGTTTAATTTCACCATTGCGAATAGGTGCGCCAAGTGGACGAATTCTACCAATTTCTAATCCTATACCTGCACGTTTACTCGCATACTTTGCCATCATTTCTCCTGCGGCAAATATTGAGTCTAGAGTATCATCACTGCTGATAAGTACACAACTGCTAAACTGTTTAGTAGTAGTGCCAAGACCCGCAAGTACAGGCGTAGCAAGAGTAAAATGCCCATCACTCGCACACTCATAGTAATCTTTTACATATTTTAATCTCTTATCTTTAGGTTCAGCGTGAAATGCAGTAGCTGCTGCAACCGCATATCTTACTTGTGGTGTTTCATAAATGCTACCTGTAGCACGATTTTGTACCAAGTATTTTTCACTTAATTGTTCTATGGCACTATAAGTGTATTTTTGATCTTTATCATGATCAATAAACAGTTCAATAGTTTCCCACTCTTCTTTTGTATACCATTCTAATAATGCAGATGTATACATACCATTTTCTACATTTTTTACAACAATATCATATAAGCTAGGAGGGTCATATTGCCCATATACTTCTTTGCGTAACATACTAACACGCTGTCTACCTGCTACGTATTGATAATTGACATTATTGATTTCTTCATTTTCGGACTCATCAATTAAATCGACCATAGCTTTAAGCAATAATTTATCAATTGTTTCAGTAGTCATACCATCAGTGAATTGAATTTGCGCTCTAATTTCAATCATACTTGGACTAACATTATCAATGCCACGGCATCCATTTTGTACTTGTCGCTGTATCTTTGCTATGTCTAAGGGAACACGAGATCCATCTCGCTTAATTACGTGTATTGTCATTTGTTATGTCCTAAATTGTTTTAATTTTTGATAAGTCTAAGAGAATATTTTTTTTGATACTAAAATCACCGAGACAATTATTTAATACCATATCAGGCCAATAATTAAGTATATATTTTGCGCCCTGAACTAAGACTAAGGGGCATTCATTGGCTTGTTTATCAGTGGCTAATACTAGTTTTATATCTTTTATATTACACATTGTAAGAGTGTAGCTAATACCAAGTGCTCTAGTCAATAGACAGTAAGTATTTTCAGATAATAAAGTCCATGGATCAGGCCAATTATGTTGATCATTTATATGTAAATAACGAGTTATTAGTGGTGCAGATTGCCACCATGCATCTATTTGTATACATTGTTGTTCTATCGGTAAACTACTAACTTGTTGACGAAGGTTACGCCAATGACGTAACCGCTGTTCAAATGAACATTGAAAAATGTTCATACAATTAGATGATTATCCTCTTGTCCAAAATGCTTGAAAATAATTGAGTGCTGATGCTGTAGTTTCCCATGTACCACTTGTGATTGAATTAACTGCACCAATACTTATATAATCTGTCACCCCATCCAAATAAATTAAAATTGAAAGATTGCTATAACCTAGTGCACCCCATGTTGGTGTAATGGCTATATTATTTCCTAATCCAACTAATGTGCCATTTTTATAC